GGTACGGTCCGGCATTTCCAATGGTTCAGGATTTTGGCTTTTTACCCAGGCGTCCTCCATAGCTCTGCGTATACCGGCCATGTCTATAGTTGCTTTTCTGGCATTAATCCAACGTCCGCCGCTGGCAACACGAGCTTTGACTTCTACTGCTACTTTGTTGACCTGAATATCTCCACCACCACCAGCACGCCCACTCCAGCGTATTTTAGGACTTAATACAGCAAATGCTACTTCACAAGGTCCTACTCCCTGGCTAACCAGCTGAGTGCTTAGTATTTTAAATAAATCTAATGCCAATGGGCTATTAATAAATTCTCGATAATTGTGTTGCTGCCCATCTAATAATAAATCAGTATTGATAAATCCATTGGCATAATTTTCTAAAAAGGCCATTTTATCGCTGTTAGGGTTATCCATGTGCATGATTACTTTGGCTATGCTCTCAGCAAACTTACTGGCATCGGCGTCTTTGCGTAATATTTCACGCAATCGAACAGGAAGATCCCCAACGGTTAATGTGTTAAGTATTTTTTGTAAAACTTGAGTATCATCAGTTTTCTTAACTGCGTCAATGATTTCTTTTTTGAGAGCAGGATCCTCAAATATGTCAATTAATTTACGTAGGTCAGTCATGATATATTATTTAGTACGTAAACCGTCTATCAGGTCATTATGTAATTTGTGTTTGACTTTAAAATACTCTAACTCAAATTCGTTGCAGGCTTCTTCTAGTAGATCTAATCGATGCCGAGCATAAAGACCTAGTCTAATCACATTAGCTAGGCCATTTAGGCTATCTTTGTGTTCTTGAATATCAACCACATGACGACAACTGCGACTGTTCTTAAGTGCGTCCCAGCGGTCTAATAATTCCTGTGCTCGAAGTTCTGTTGTGGTCAAATTGAATAGTCTTCCATACCTGCAGTCTTAAGCCTGACCAAATGCCCTTGCATAAAATTCTTACTCTCCAGGCCCTTCATAACTCCAAGATATTTATTTCTAAGCAAAGCTACTTCATTTATTATTGTTTCATAATCAATTACTTCGTTTTCACCTTCTACATATTTCTCAGCGTCCCTGCTACTTAGGGCACGATTATAATTTTCCAAATACTTAACAAACCATTTACGACGTATCTTGCGTAGTTGAATGTTGAGAAAGTTAAGCACAGCTTCAATCTCCTGTAGCTGATTAAAGCGATGCTCAGTAATACCCGGTAACTGGCTAATGCTTTTTTCTACACTGCCGCGAATTTGACATTCAGTTCGTGCTTGAGCTAGCTCACGTTCATAATAAGCTATGAAGTCAGGGAGGTTTGCGATATCCTGTACTACACGATTGTACCACATTATTCGTCATAGTCTTCGTCGTAGTCATCTTCGGCATCGCCGGCGTATTCTTTGAAAGCACGACCCAAGGCTGCGTCGGTGCGTCCAAATTCTTTTAGTTCACTGTCATCTAAATAGTCAACCATTACACTCATGAGATTGTCTGCGGCTTCTTGACGATCCTTTTGTGGTATATACTGCTTTAATATACTATATGCTTCACTTAGAACTTCGCTGTCTATAGTCATTTTGTTTTCCTACATTTGAAGGTTTTAGATAAATTATGTATGATTGTCTCCACTTTGTCAATATTGCGTCTAGTTTCTACTTGTTCACGCAACTCTGTTAAATTGGTTTCTAACAATTCAATGTAACGTAATAATTTATCTATTCTTGCTTCAAGCGGTTTTAATCTTTCAGGCATTTACTCGTCTCGGGCAGTGTCTCCCGAAGGCTCCTCTACTTTAACCCGGTGCGGGTTAGCCACAAAATCAGCCATAACCCTGTCCAGACTCGAGTCTTCATTTCGTTCCCATGCTTTACGGAACTGCTTGATTGATGTTCCGTCAGCCAATGTATATTTAAGACTATTGCCATCTTTCTGTAATAGACCTTTTCCTTCAAACAAGTCCACTAGTCCGCTATATGGATTCATCCCAGTCTCATAAGGAATTTTGACTTGCACTGACTCAAAAGGTTTGGCATAGCGTGTTTTCATGATCTTACAAGCACTACGAATACCCTTGACTTCAGAGATCTTGTTGCCGTCCTCGTCCTCTTTGAGTTTGAGTTTACGCATGGCTACTACGATTGAACTAGCATAGATAAAGCCTTGACCACCTGAGATCTTGTCATCCGGATCAAACATGTCTTGGCTAGCGTAGGTATGGTTAGTTGCTACTAGTCCAATATTCAAACTACCAAACATATTCACACAGTTTCTAACCAATGCTGTTAGTGCTTTGGGCTTACGTCCTAGGTCACCCTTCAAGTCACCTGCGTCAAATTGATTGACATCAGTGGGAGTCAGCAACATACCTAAACTGTCTAGCACAAACAAGACTTTGGGACGTGACTCTTCGGGCAATGTTTTGTACTCTTTGACAAACTCACTAATCATTTTAGCCACATCATCAATCATGGCCATGTTGAGTTTTAGCAGTTTATCTTCTGCTGTGTCTACACCTAAGGCCTTGAGCCAGTCTTCATCTAGTGCGTTTTCAGTATCAATTAAGATAGGATAGATACCCTGTTGCTGAGCGTGTCTAATTAAATTACCGCTACAAATAAAACTCTTACCGGCACCAGATTCGCCGGCAAACACTGTGACTTTACCGAGAGGCACTCCCCTGTCAAAAGCACCGGAAATTAGATAGTTTAAGGCGTAATTTCCTGTGGAAATCCAGTCTGTAGGGTCGTTAAATCCAATACTAACGCCTTCAATGCTCTTAGTTATGCTTTTGCGAAATTTACTTAAATCAAAAGGTTTTGCCATTATTTTATTCCTTTTGGATGTTCTCTAGGTTGGACTACAATTTCCGTCCTACCAATGGCTTGTAGCCAAGTATTCAGTCTGTGTATGATAGTGCTATCATCACGTGGGTTATCAAAGTTAATATTACAGTCCATGACTGTGTCTCCAGTGCCGTCTTCGCGGCTGGAGAAATTTAGAGAAAAACTCTCATTAATCTTTGTAGATTTTGCCATTTCATGCTCCTAGTCTGAGGTGGGATGGACAAGGGCGAACCCTTGTCCTAGTACTACAATTACTTTTGACGATTACGAATCATCGCCAAAATATCTTCTGCACGTTGACTAGAAGTTTTTGTTTCTGGTGATGGAGCCTTTACTGGGGCAGTGGGTGCCACATCGTCATCATCCACTTCAACGTCCTCAACTGAGGCGCGGGCCGGAGCAGCGGTAACTGGAGCAGACGATTCAGTACTAGCAGGTGCTGCTGTGCCAACATCCAAGCCAGGAGGCTTGTAGTATTGACCCCAACGTTCTGCATCATATTCCTCACCATTTACTGATGCCTCAAACATTTCCTTGATGACCTTTAGTTCAACTTCACCAGGTTTCTTAGGTAAGAACTCTGAGAGATTAAACAAACCATATTTCTCGATGGCTTCCATGTCTGTGGCTGCAAGAGCCGTCTCACGACGTGCCCATTTGCTAGTGCTGTAATCAGCATAACCACCCTTGCTGGTTTTACTAACAGTAAAATCCAAACCATTCTCATAATCTACAGGAAGATTCTCAAGCTCAGGATCCATTAAGCTACCTTTGATAAGGTTAAAGATCTGCGGGCTAATAATAAACCTGCGGATGGGATTTTCTGGAACCCTGTCCTCTTTCAGCGGATTTTCACGCACGAAACCTTGAAACAAATAGCTTTTCTTTTTCCAGTATTTGCGTCCTTGTTCTTCTAAACTGGGATCTTTAAACCAAGTACGTACCTCTGCAAGGATTGGGCAAGGAGTACCTTTACCATACATTTCCATACAAGGTACTTGTACGATTACAGGACGTGAATCTGCTTGTCCTTTGATACCAGTAAATGGTAACTTGATCATTGCACGTTCAACCCAGAAAAAACTATTGTTTGGGTCTGCGTCTGGAAGGAAACGAATTTTGGCTGAGGAACCTTCTTCAATGTTCCAATGTGGGTAGATCCCACCATCGCCATTTGTTGAACCGCTTGAGCCACGGTTCTCGGCTGCTGCTAATTTTGCGCGAATTTCTGCTAGTGTAGTTGCCATGATGAATGTCCTTTATATTAAGATGGTCTTACAAAAGTGCCTAGATATACTATACACAAGATACAGTATAACATTAGTATTTAGCTTGTCAACACAAAAACACAGAAAAATATTACCATAATAAACTAGATAGTTTATCGAATTCCGGCTAGAGTTTTAATATTTTGTAAATTATCGTTGGGCTGACTTTGGGTGCTGCGTGGATTATTAACAGTTTGGTCTGGCACTGGACTAGCAACTGTTTGCTGTGCAAACTGTTGTGCCATACTTTGATACTCTGGGTAATTCTCTGCGAACCATGTATCTATTACAGACCGAACATCAGCATCAGGACCTTGTGTTTCGGCAGCCTGTGTAATAAGATCGTCTAACTCATCATTACTAACTACTCCTGCAATAGCATTGCGTCCATCTATACCATCTACTCCGGCTTTGATAGGTTTTTGCATGAGATCGGCTAGTGCATCCAAATCTGGGTCTACCTCGCTGGATTCTTCAATTTGATCTGTCCAAGATTCGAATTCATTGACAAATTTAGCTTCCCCGACTTGTCTTTGTTGGTAAGCTCTATATACATACGGTAATGCACCTGTTAACCTATCGTCAAACATTTTTTTAACAAATCTTTCTTTGAGCGCATCAATATCGTAATCTTCTTCTACACTGCGTTCAGGAACAAATGTTTCTGCAAATTGATGATATCCACGAGTACGACTCATTGAATTAAGACCACCGCGTAATTGACGATATCTCTCTACTGCACTTTCTACCATGCCCGAGGTTTCTGTGTCTTCAAATTGTCTATGCTTGGTACTACGCACAAAAAAAGCAAGGTTATTCATTTCTTCGGCCATACCTTGTATATGTTGACCTGCTTCGTCATAAATCTTACCGCCATGTGCCAAATGCTGTGCCATGGCACGCCCTAGACTCAATCGGTTATAAGGCATACGAAAGCGTTCACCTTCGGACGTTTCTACAAACATACTTTCAATTTTACGACTACGAGCACCGGGTTGTTCTTCGTTAACCGCTTCACTGTGACGTACAATTAATCTTGTTGGGCCAAACTCTTGTATGCTGGTGCGAGTGGTACCATGCCATTGTATACTTTCTGTTACAGGTGCTTCGTGAGTTTTGTAAGCACTAGTAGCTTTGGCATTCTGTTCTACATCGCGCTTTTTTAAATTAGTACGGTTGATATCACGCACATCAAAAGCTATCATGTTGCGCTTGGCAAACTGACGCATACTTCTTAAAAAGCCTTCCCATTCTTGTTCTTGCACAGGATCAAATTCTAAACCCATGCCTCTATTATAAGTTAATTTTAAACTTTTGTTATCCACAATACTGATGCTGATTTCGCCATGATTAACCCCATCGCTGCTGGTGTATCTAAAATTAAAAAATCTTGCTTGTTGCGGATCATCTGTAGGCTTGGCTTCCTCGTCACCAATGGTTATAGGATCAAATCGACTACGGATTTTATTAAACAATTCATCAGAAATTTTTTCAATGTTTTTCATAATAGTGTATTTAGCTGAGCATGATAAATGGCATAGGAGCAATTATTTCATCAAAACTGTCTTTTAATCTATTGTCAATGTCGGGATCAAAACTCTGTAGTACCTGTGTAACTCTTATGGCCAGCAACATACTTAGTATTAAATCGTCAGTTTCTCCAATTTTCGCTGCAAAACTCCCCCCATGGGCTACAAAGTTTTTTAATTCACTGATGAGATTTTTACTGTTTATAACTAACTTACGACTTTCGACCATGGTTTTTAACTTAGCACAAGCAGCTAGTTTACTTTTGTTGCTGGTAGTGAAGCCTTTACGATATCGTCTACTTTGGCCCATTCGATGCGGTTCACTAATAAACAATCCACGAATATTTTCTTCGCCTAATTCGCTTATAGTAATCAACGCAGCTTCGCCAATGGAATTATTTTCTACACTATAATAGATACTGTTTTCTGTGCCAATGGCTTCATAGATATAGTTACATATTTCTTTAAGCACATTAATTTGCCCGGGCACAGGAGTACGGTTATTTTGCCATTCTGCTACTTGCTGGCAACTAGGTAATTCTAATACCTGTATAGCAGCAGGGTCACCACCGGTTCCCAGACTAGGGTCTAATGCTACCACATAGGTCATATTGCGCTCAGGCTTTTTGTACCAACGAATCTGCCCTTGTCTTTCAATAGGGTCTTTGCCTTCAAGATCAATCAAAGTGGTTGGTGCAATTAATGTCTCATCAAAAATCAAAAATTCGCAATCCATTTCACGTCGGAAACGTTCTTCACCTAATTGAGCTCGTTGTTCTGCTGCCCAAGTAGAGTCACGGTCAGGGTGTTCGTCCCATCGACTGCGATAGGCTTTAAATCCGTTTACCCCTAATTCGGTGGGATTACCAAATTCATCTATGCACTTGTTTGCACCTTTCCATAACTCAGCGAATTTATCTTCATCTGAGTTTGGTGTTGATGTAATAATTGCTTTACCACCAGTTGCCAGTGTAGGCGAAATTGAAGTCCAAAATTCTTTAGCAATGGTAGGACGCACATAGGCGAACTCATCAGCATATAGTAAAGAAATACTCATACCACGACCAGTTGTTTCTGTTGTAGTCTGGCTAACTATACGTGATCCATTATCAAATTCTATACTACCTTTATTGTAACTAGTAACTCCGGCACGTATATGATCTGGACAAAATTCATATGCAAAACGCACACGAGTCATAATCTCATAAGCACCTTGGTATTTG